AACCCGAAGAATGTTTTGATCGATCCGGACGGCGAAGAATATGACCCCGCTACTTGGAACGACGTCATCAGTACGAAGTGGCTGACTGCAGACGAGATCGCTGTTCTGTACAACGAAGAAGATGCTGAGTACTTGCGCAATCGCGCTGGGTCGTTCTTCCCCTACGGCTACGACTCGATCGACTACATGCGCGACCGCTTTGGTGAGCGCGACGCAAGCCGGTCGTTTTACTTGGGCGTCACTGACGAGTCTAGCGTTCAGCGCTCGATCCGGGTCATTGAGCGACAGCACCGCAAGCTGGACAAGCAGCGGCACTTCTTTGACCCGCAGACAGGCGACACTCGGCCGATTCCGGACAACTGGACTCGCGACCGCATCGCAGCTGTGCGCGAGCAGTTTAGGCTTGAAGTTATCACAAAGCTCACCAACCGCATTCGCTGGACAGTCACAGCTGACAACGCTGTGCTTCACGACGACTGGTCGCCGTACAAGAACTTTACAGTTGTGCCGTACTTCCCATATTTCCGTAACGCTCAGACCGTCGGCCTGGTTGAGAATTTGCTTGGCCCTCAAGAGCTGCTTAACAAGGTGTCAAGCCAAGAGCTCCACGTCATCAACACGACGGCCAACTCAGGTTGGAAAGTCAAGACTGGCTCGCTTCGCAACATGTCGATCGAAGAGCTTGAGCAGCGCGGAGCTGAGACCGGCTTGGTCATGGAGCTTGACGATCCGTCTTCAGTAGAGAAGATTCAGCCCAACCAAGTGCCTAGTGGCTTGGATCGGATGACGTACAAAGCCGAAGAGCACATCAAGTCGATCTCAGGTGTTTCGGACTACATGACTGGTCAGGCGCGCGAAGATGTGTCTGCCAAAGCAGTGGCGATGAACCAGAACCGTGGGTCGTTCAACCTTGCCAAAGTCACGGACAGCTTGAACCGCTCAGACCACTTGCTTGCTAGGAACATCTTGGACTTGGTGCAGCAGTTCTACACTGACCCGCGAGTCATTAACGTGGTTGGCGATCGCATGACTGGCCAGATGCAGACAGTTGAGATCAACACGCCAGATCCTGAGACCGGCGAGATTTTGAACGACATGACTCTTGGCGAGTATGACGTGGTCGTCACAAGCACACCTGTCCGCGAGACTCTTGAGGACAGCCAGTTCCAGCAAGCTATTGCGCTGCGCGAGCTTGGCATTCCGATTCCTGACGAGACTCTGCTTGAGAATAGCCGCTTGTTGCATAAGACCGACATCATCCGCCAGATGAAGGAAGCTTCTCAGTCGCCTGAAGCCCAGGCCAAGGCTGAAATGCAGAAGATGGCTCAAGAGCTGGAGATCGCCAACCTGAAAGCGGACGCCGCAAAGGCCGAGGCAGACGCTATGCTTAAGCAGGCCAAAGCAGAGAAGGAAGCTGTCAACGCGCAAAAAACCGCGGCCGGCCCTGACTCAGACGAGCTTAACCGCATGCAGATGCAGGTGGAGATGGATCGCGAAAAGCATGAAATGGAGCTTATCAAGCTGCAGGCTGAGCTGGACTTCAAAGAACGTGAGTACCAGCTTAAGTTGCAGCAGCTGGAAGAACAGAGTAGGATAAAGCTAGCTGAGCGACAGGCCCAGGTTTTTATGGAGTCTGACGCTGAGGAATGAATTCCGGCCCGACGAAAGTCGGGCTTATCTCGCTGAGAAGCGCAAATCTAGAGGAGTTGTACAATGGGTCAAGAAGCAACTGACGTAGAACCAGAAGTAATCCAAGACCGCGGCGACGAGCTGCTCCCACCGGATATAGAAGCAGGGTCAACTGACGCAGAGGTTGACGAAGTCCTGAACGGCAAAGCTGAAGAAGACGAAGCTGCGCCAAACGAAACAACCGAAACAGACGAATCAGCTGACGAAGAGCCTGCAGCGGCAAAAACTGCAGCGGCTACTGACGACCGCCCCCGAAAAGGCAAGCAGTCGGCAAACGAGCGCATTCAGGAGCTGATTAGTCGCAACAAGACTCGCGAAGCGGAGTACCAGGCTCGGATCAAAGAGCTTGAAACTACGCAAGCCAAGCTTAAGGTTGCCGAAGACCTCACAGAAGCTGAAGGCAAGCTGGCCGAGATGGAAGAGCAGTACGCTCAACTACTCTTGGACGGCTCAGCCAAGGACGCAGCCCGAATTCGCCAGGAAATGCGCCAGCTTGAGCGGGCGATCTACAGCCAGCAGTCAGCTCAGGCATCGCTGCAGGCCAAAGAGGCAGCCAAAGAAGAGATTCGATACGACTCAACCGTGTCGACACTCGAACTTGTCTATCCTGAGATCAACCCGGACGCCGAAGAGTACGATGTAGAGGCGGTCGACGAGGTTTTGGCACTTCATCGGGGGCTAGTGAACCAGGGTTTGCCTCCGAGCATGGCAGTCCAACGGGCGGTGAAGTACGTGTTTGGAGAGAGAACCAAAGCAACCGCAGACGCGCCACAGGAGGAAAAAGGTCTGCAACGGATCAAAGACACCAAGTCTCGCAACGTCGAGGCCGCTAAGAAGCAGCCCGCTAGTACTGCAAAAGTTGGCGCAGACAGCGACAAGCTTGGCGGCGGGGTCAATGAGGCGTCTATCCTGAAGATGAATTACGACGAGTTTTCCCAGCTTTCCGAAGACGCGCTTGCCAAGATGCGAGGCGATTACGTCTAAAAACTAGTTTGCCGTGGACCCTCTCTTCGGAGAGTTTGACCTGGGGTTGAAGCAACGCTCTCCCAGGTCTTTTTTTGTCTTGTCACCACTTGTGTTGACATAGTGGTTACCCTGTGGTTTAATCAGCGCATATTTCGTATGCAGACTACGCATCGTCTGCCAGAGCAGCTCTCTGCGAATAGCTATTTGCCCACTGCGGCGTTACTGCAGTTTGTCGAATTTCTTTTCACTTTATAAGGAGAGCCAACATGGCACTTACCAATTTTGCTGCTCTTACAGACGAACAAAAGACCGTCTGGAGCATGGACCTGTGGAAACAGGCCCGCAACATGTCGTTCGTAAACAAGTTCCTGGGCAAAGGCCCCAACGCGATGATTCAGCACATCACTGAGCTGAAGCAGTCCGAAAAAGGCGCCCGCGCTGTTATCACACTGCTGGCCGACCTCGAAGGCGACGGCGTTGCTGGTGACCGCACCCTGGAAGGTAACGAAGAAGCAATGAAGTCGTTCGACCAGGTGATCCGCATTGACCAAGTTCGTCATGCAAACCGTCACGAAGGCCGTATGGCTGACCAGAAGTCTGTCGTAGAATTCCGTGGCAACTCCAAAGATGTGCTGGCCTACTGGCTCGCAGATCGTATGGACCAGCTGGCATTCTTGACTCTGTCTGGCGTGTCCTACACCAAAGCCAACAACGGCGCTAACCGCGTAGGTTCGGACTTCCCGTTCCTCGAGTTTGCCGCTGACGTGTCCGCTCCTTCGGCAGCCCGCCGTCTGCGCTACGACGCTACTTCTGGCCTGGTCGCCGGTGCCGCTACAACTGACGTAGCTACCGAAGACACACCTTCTTGGGAAATGTTAGTTCAGCTCAAAGCCTACGCCAAAGACCACTATATCCGTGGTATCAAGGAAGCAGGCGGCGAGGAGACGTACCACGTCTTTCTGACACCCCAAGCTATGGCCAAACTGAAGCTCGAAGAGAACTTCATCCTGAACATGCGTCACTCGCTCCAGCGCGGCGACAACAACAAGCTGTTTACAGGCGGCACCATCAAGGTTGATGGCCTGTATCTGCATGAGTTCCGTCACGTTGTGAACACTTCTGGCACAGCCAGCAAGTACGGCGGCGGCTCAGTTCAGGGCTGTCAAGTTCTGTTCTGCGGCGCGCAAGCTCTGGCGATGGCAGACATCGGCGCTCCTGAGTGGGTTGAGAAAGGCTTTGACTACGAGAACCAGCAAGGTATCTCCGTTTCGAAGATCCTTGGCTTCTTGAAGCCCAAGTTCAGCTCTATCTACGAAGCCGGCGCTGTTGAAGACTTCGGCGTTATTTCGTGCTACGTTGCACAGTAAGGAGAGATGAATCATGGCTAAATTGAATGCAACTCGTGGCGCTCAGTACCCTCTGGTGGCTGAATTTACGCTGAACTTCAACGACACAATGCTGAACACCAGCGGCGTGTCTAAGGACTTTGGTGTATCAACAGTCGCCGAGACCAACTCGTTTGACGTTATCAACCTGCCTTACGGCGCGGTTGTTACCGGCGGCGAGTGGGTAACTGAGACCGCTTTTGACACCGCAGGTTTTGACATCACCGTTGGTGACGCTACTACCGGCAACCGTTACTTGGCAGCTACTGACGTCAAGGGCGCAGCCCGTACAGCTCTGGTCCCCACCGGCTACGTCTCTGACGGCGCCTCCATCCGTATTTCAGTCTAGTGAGACGATTTTTGCACGCCAGGTAAAGGGACGCTCCGCGTCATGTATACCATCCGTGGCCGCATCAACGAAGCACAAACCAACTGATTTAAGGGTGTGGTGAGTGAGTAGGACAGAAACAGGGGTTCACAGCCCCTGTTTCTTTGTATAATGCAGGCTCATACACCAAATAGGAGCTTTTATGCGATTCGTCATGCAAAAAGACCGTGTAGTCGGCGGAACGTTAGGACACTTTATTGGATTCAAAAAAGGCGTCCCTATCGAAGTGCCCCGCGAAATGTGGTCTGAAGTTCAAGCAGCCGGTGCGGTGCCTGAAACAGAGTTGCCTGAAGACGAGACTGTTCTAACCAAGGTGCAGCACGACCCGGCTGAGCGCGAGCAAGCATTTTTTGACACTTTTTCACAACTGATTGAGCGCAACGATCGCGGTGACTTTACAGCGTCAGGCCTGCCGAACTCCAAGATTATGGAGAAGATTCTAGGCTTCCAAGTTGTTAACAAAGAGCGAGACATGATGTGGGAAAAGTATCTCGCTAACAAACGCGAAGAAAACTAAACCATGAACGCCAGTCAGCTAAAGGACTACTTCAGATCGCAGGTCAGGGACGACGTAGAGCCTTACTTGTGGACAGACACTGAGATTTACGTTTACATGAACGAAGCTCAGAAGATGTTCACCAGGATGACTGGCGGTATTTACGATGTATCTTCGATAGCCACTGAAGTAGACGTGGTGACAGGCGATAAGTACGCTGACCTACACCCATCGATTCTTACAATTCGGCAGGCTTACTACGGCCCAGACCGACAAATCAAGATTATCAATCTAGGCGACGCAGCTGCGTTGTCTACATCAGACTACGGCGTAGTCAAAGACATCGGCATGAGCACTACGCCCGGGCGCGTAGACTTTATGGTCATCGGCGAAGAGCGCAACAAAGCTCGCTGGATCATGCTGCCGCAAGAAAACGCAATCGTCACTCTGGCGATTGCGCGCCTTCCTCTCAAAGAACTCTCACCTACTCAGCAAGACATTGAGATCGGCGACGAACACCACGTCATGCTGATCGAGTGGATGAAGTCGCTTGCCTACAGCAAGCACGACGGCGACATGTTCAACCCTACAGCTGCAGCCGAAGGCGAAGCAAAGTTTCGCGGTTACTGTGACTTTGTATGGCGCGAGTGGGATCGGTACAGACACAAGCCACGCAGCGTGGCCTACGGCGGAATTTAATTAACATAGGGGCTTGGTATGACTGACGTTAACACCAGTATGGACACACTAAGTGTGCGGCTTGGCGCTCTGCATGCAGACGTGGGCGAAATCAAGGTGGCTTTGGGCAAGTTATCTGACGCTATTGTAAAGCTAGCATTGGTCGAAGAACGTCAGTCACAAACAGCTGTTGCCCTGGAGCGTGC